CGATAATTTTATCTTCTGGTTTAATTTCAATATTAGTTAATTCTGTACGGCGGGCATCACCATATTTATTTACTAGTCCCTGAAGTCGCACTTTAAGGATCCCAATTTGTTCATCTCGACTGTCCAAAATTTGATTTAACATAAAAATTTTATTTTTTAAATCTTCAGCTTCTTGTTCAAGTTCAACTTTTTCAAGTTTTGCAAGAGAAGAAAGTCTCATCGCTAAAATAGCTTTAGCTTGATTTTCTGTGAACTGATATTTCTTAATTAAATTCTCTTTTGCGGCAGTCGCATTTTCAGAGCCTTTAATCAGTGCTATAATGTTGTCAATATCTTCAAGTGCCCGCAGCAAACCATTAACAATTTCAAGTCTATCAGTAGCTTTATTTAAATCAAATTTAGTCTCTCTTACAATACAATCAATATTATGGTCAACATAAATTTTAATACAATCTTTAAGATTTAATTCAGTTGGTACTTTGTCAACAAGAGCAACTTGATTATAACTGAATGAACTCTGTAAATTTGTTTTTGCAAAAAGTTTATTTACAATACTTGCGGGATTGATACCTTTATCACATTCAATAACAATTCTAACGCCCTTTTTATTAGATTCATCACGGATATTGTCAATGCCTTCAATTTCTTTTGAATCAGAAATTTCACCAATTTCAGTCATTAATCCTTCAATGGTAGTACCATACGGAATTTCTGTAAATATAATTTTTTGTTTATCAATTTCATATTTACTACGAATTTTTACGCTACCATGTCCAGTTCGCATAATCGCAGGAATATCCTTAGAATTAATAATAATTCCACCTGTTGGAAAATCTGGGCCGGGTAAAGTCGGTTCTTCACCAATCAAATATTGATTAATTGCTGTAGCTACTTCACCAAGATTATGTGGCGCCCAGGAGCAAGCTATAGCTACGCCAATTCCACTATTAGGATTACAAAGAAGATTAGGAAAAATACTTGGTAGTTCAATAGGTTCTTCTGTTGTTTCATCATAATTAGGAATGAAATCAACATTATTTTTCTTTAATCCCTGTAACATTCCATCTTCTGTTAATTTAGATAGTCTTGCTTCTGTGTAACGAGGCGCGGCAGGCCCATCTCCCGCCTGATTGCCAACATTACCATGGAAATCTATGAGAGGATAACGCATTACCCAATCTTGAGCGAGACGAACTAACGCACCGTAAATGGACGAGTCTCCATGTGGATGATAGGAACCCATTACATCTCCAACAATCTTGGCACATTTTACATGAGGTTTATTACTAGTTCTTCCGCCTGTAAAAGCTCCATATAGGATTCGTTTAGCAACTGGTTTGAGACCGTCAGTAGCATTGGGTATCGCACGATCTGAATTAACTGATGCGGCGTATTCAATGAAGTTGGTACTTAACTCTTTTATTAAATCACTCTGCATTGTTTAATTTTTCCTTCCAATATAATATTTTTGATTCCCAAATATTATGTTCTTTTTTTATTTTTTTACTATATTCCTTACATTTATTTTTTGAATTTTCATCAAATTTATATCCAAATTCACATTGTTCACAAACACATTTAGGTTCATGCAATTTTAGATATTCTAAAGTATTTAAAATTGCATTTTTTACTATTTCAGAGTCAGTCATTATTTATTTCCTCAATAATACGTTTTGCTAATTCTTTCGCAGTATCTTTAGATAATCGCCAATTTTGATATTTCCTATGACAATCATCACAACATTCTTCATTTTGATATTTATCCCAATTTCCAAATTCACAATTATCGCAATAACAATAACAGAGTTCATCTGTTAAAATTTTTGTAATTTTTTCTCTTAATTCTTTGTATTCTAATTTATTTTCTTTTATAATCATATTATTTTTCTTATATAAATAATCAATACTCCATGCCTTTACATCTTGACCAAACAATTCATTTCCATTTTTTAATTTCCAATTATAAGGTTTTAAATTATTAAAATTTTCATCACAACTACGATAGCTTTCACTTCTTTTATATTTAAAATATCCGTTACTAAGATTCCATCCATATAGCTATGGATCATTTATTTCTCCTTTTTGCATTTTTTTTCGTTCTTCTTTGCTTATACCTTTCTGCAATTTTGCTATATTATAACCATATCCACCATATGTTAAAACTTCTGTATTTTCTGGAGGAAGATATTCTTCACATAAAACCCATTTTATCATTTTTATACCTCAATTGTAGCTTCGCACTATGCTATTGAATAAATTTTTTTCTTGGAAGAATTTGAGTTCCCATTAAATCACTCTGTATTATTTATTACCTCATAATTTACTTCTAATGGGGATCCCCAATCTTCTATTCTATAGTCATCTATAATTAATTCTAAATTTGATAAAATATCTTCTTCATCAATAAAATTTATAGGATCTTTTTTTAATCTTTCAAATTCTTCTTCTGTGAGTTCCAAAATACCTTCTTTATGCCCATAACTAAGATGTCCCATAACATAATCTAATGGAATATTAAATTTAATTTTCATTTGTCATTACCTTTCTTATTTTCCCTGAAGTAGTATCATAATAATGGTTATTCCATTTAATTCTAATATACTCTCCATAATAATTTTGAAAAGTTTTTATATATAAGACTTTTTCGCCTTTTGGAATAGGAGGATAGCCTTGTCTTAATTGAGTTTTCCAATCTTCATCAAAAATTTTTTGAAGAGTGATGTAATAAATTTTATTATTAGATTCCATAAGTTGCCTCTCGTGAATGTTGTTGAATAAATCTTTTTCTTGGAAGAATTTGTGTACCCATTAAATCATCAAATAATTTATTAGCTGCTGCAATATCTTCTACAGTTACTTGCTTAACAATTCTTTTATCTGGATCTACAAGAATTGAGGTCTCATCTGGCGACATCTCTCCGAGTCCCTTGAGTCGATTAACGAGATATTTCTTTCCTTTATGACTAGCTCTATATTTCTCAAGTTCCGCATCATCTTTTAAATAAATATAAGTATCTTTACCCTCTGTAATTTTATAAAGAGGGGGAACTCCTGCATACACATATCCATCAAGAATTAACTGTGGACAGAAAGTCCATATAAAGGTATAGAATAAATTCTTAATATGACTTCCATCAACATCCGCATCGGACTCGATTATGATCTTCCCATAACGAAGGTCTTCTTTGTTATAAGTCAGTTTCATAGTCTTCATATCAACAGTAAGACCAAAAGCGTCAATCATTGTCATAATTTCGGCATTTTTTTGAATTTTATCAAGAGTTGCCTTTCTTACATTAAGAATCTTACCGCGGACAGGCATAACCGCAACAAATTCATTATCACGGGCTAGTTTTAAGTTACCAGAAGCCGAGTCACCTTCCGTCACATATATCTCGCATTTCATGCGGTCTTTAGACCAGCAATCCGCAAGCTTACTATCAAATTTAAGAGCTTTCTGTTTCTTTTTATTCTGCTCTCTTGCTTTATCTCTTGCTTTTTTGGCGGCGTCTCGTGCTTTTCGGGCAGCAGCCGCCTTTTCAAAAATAGATTTTATTTCTTTTTCATTATTATTTAACCATACTTCAAAATTTGTACTTAAAGCAGAAGTAAAAGGCGTCATATCAATCTTTGTAATTCTACTTTTAACCTGTGCATCATATCCAACATTAGGGGCAGTAATATTAAATACTACATACATTCCCTCTTGAATATCATCACCAGTTAAATTAGCATCTTTTTCTTTCAACCACTTTTTTTCTTTAAAGAATTTATTAAATTCTCTTGTAATAACAGTTTTAATCTGAGTAATATGAGGCCCAGATTCTGTTAAACCAGTATTAACATAAGGAACTATGGTTGAAGAATAATTTCCAGCATAAGTAAGAACCATATCAAGTTTATTCTTACCTTCTGAGAAATTCATTGAAAAACGATTATTAATAAGTTCTGCATTTTTAACAGCTTCATCCACAAGATCATTAATACCATGTGTAGAAGTAAAAATTTCTGTTTTACCATTATTATTTAAATTAATGGTTAATCCAGGGCAAAGACACACAATAGTCTTAAATAAATCTTTAATCTTATTAATTTCTACTTCAGTATGAGTAAAAAACTCTTCGGATGGCTGCCATCGTACATAAGTTCCAGATTTAGCTCTTGTGGGATAACACTCTCGCGAATTAAAAACACCTTCTTTAAAATCAATAGATTCACATTTTCCATCTCGCACAGTAGTAACTTGTAGCCAATGACTTAAAAATGTAGTAATTTTACTTCCGATTCCAAAAGAACCTAGTGAAGTACCTTCATATGTTCCATCATCACGGTATTTTCCAGATGTATTTAATACACTAAAAGCTGCTTCAAGAATCGTTTTTCCATCTTCTCTATAAGATTCCGGAATAAAACCCTGACCGTGGTCTTCCACAGATACAATATCTTTATTAATGATTACATCAATTTGTGATCCATGTCCAAGTCTATATTCATCAACAGCATTGGAAATAATTTCAACCAATAACTGAGTTGAATATTCCGTGTTTCCAGCATACACACCTGGCCTGAGACGGGTAAATTGTAATGGATCAAGTGATTCAATACTATCTTTTGTATATAAATGATTATTATTCATTATTTTTTTCCTCATAAATTTCTTCAATATATGCTTCTATTTCAAACAAACTAAAATTTTCATTTGAATTTATATTTAATCCATATTTCTGTTCCATATTTACTATAATTTCTTTCCAAGTCATAAATTTTTACCTCTTTCTTTATTATGTAATTATTATAACATAATTTTTTAATTTTTGCAAACTTTTTTACAAGAGTTCAATATTTATACGGTTTTGAAATATAATATTTGAAAATTTTGACACGTCAGCTTGAGCAAGAGCATCTGCTAATTCATTTCCTATATTACCCTTATGACCTTCAACTTTAATTATATATATTTGATTTATGAAAAAATTTATATTATAATATTCATATAATGATAAAATAATATCTAAATTTTTTATTGTTTCATTTTTGCTATTTTTCCAATTGTTTTTACTCCAAGAGTATATCCATGAAGTGAGGATGTTTATACAATATGAAGAATCAGAATAAATAGTCGCTTGTTGATTTTTATATTTTGTATTTAATAATTCAAATGTTTTTAAAAAAGCTTTTAATTCCATTTGATTATTTGTTACATTATCAAAATACTCACAATAAGCATCAATTAAATTGTGGCGGTCATCAAATATTACTATTCCAAAACCACCTTGTGAATTCTTTTTACCATTACCGCGACAAGAACCATCTATATAAATATATAACATATAATAAACTCCTTAATAATTTTATTATAAATTATATCATAAATATCTTTATTTTTCAAGTAAAATAAAAAAAATAGGTAATTTAATGGCTAAAGCCATTAAATTACCTATATAAGTAACTTATTTTAAATATTGTTTAGAACAAAATCCAGTATATTTTCCATATGTAACATAGTACCAATTTTCAGTATAATATCCATAACAAGTGACTTTACTACCATATGGCATGACTGTAATAATTGGTTTTGATAAATTGGCGCCCGACCGCAATCTTAAATTTGCTGTCGTTGTATAAGTTTTTGCAATTTTTTTATTAAAAGATTTAGCATAATCAATCTTTATTGTGGTATTAGTTTGAGGCTCTTTAACTGTTGTTGAAATATTCCCAATTGTAGATGTTTCTTTTTTCTCTTTTTTAATTCCATATTTGGGTTTAGCATATCCACGAATATAACCCCAACCGATAGGAATAGTTCTACGACCAACAACCCCACCATTCATATTACCTTCAAGAACAATAATATTATTATCAGAAACTGATTCAACCATTCCTATATGATCTGAATAACCATTATTTGGTTGAGTATTATCATCCCAATTATATACAATTAAATCACCTTTTTCTGGCGTTATTGTTCCATCCTCTTCCCAAATACCAGCTTTTTTAAATAATGCAACATGATTTTCTACGCCGCATTCTGTTCCACCTATTAAATCAACTGCATTTAATTTAATAAAAATTGCACTAATTGTTGTATCACAATAGGCGTCAGAATATGTAACCTTATATCCTCTTGCTCTTGGAGTATAATTATTATAAGTATCAATAATTATTTTATGAGTTCCTTTAGAACGAGACAGTCCTATCCATGTTCTGAAAATATTTAATGCATCATCTGCGGTAATCACATTATTATTATCATGGCTATTAGTCTATTCTTTTAAGTTATTATCTAACATTGTTTCATCAAATAAATAATTCATATCTACATAGCCATTAATGCCGCTAATCCTACCTGTTGAAGTGTATTGTTGCATGGCGCATGGATAATCAGGAGCTCCAGCATAGTCAGCAAGCCAAATTGGATAATCAGATAATTGATTCCAATCATAATAATTTTTATAATAGTCAGTATTGGTGTAAATAAATAATTTTTTACATCCAAGTGCTTTTAATTCATCTAAATATTCTTTTGTATATGCAGTACATTTTTCTTTGGTACAGATTTCTTTATTTTTCTTCCAAGTGTCATATTCAAGATCCGCCGCAATCCAAATTTCTTCAGGGTTTAAACCAGCTTTTTTTATATTATTAAAGGTTGATTCTGCATTTTCTTTAATTGTAGCATTATTGGTATAAATAAAATGATATACCATAATAGGAATATTATTATTTTGGCATCCTTTTGTATATTCAATGAAGTTATTATCAATAGCTTTTCTATAGCCCTATCTAAGAACAATAAAATCCACTTCATTACTGGCTTTTATTTTTTTAAAATCTACTGTCCCTTGATGATAAGAAATATCAATTCCTTTTAACATAATAAACCTCCATTATTCTTTTGGCTTTGGTTTATCATATGTCATTGCTTGTTTACTATCTGTTACACCTTCTGTGGTTGGGTCATTAATCGCATTCCAAACAGAAACAACAATTAATCCTAAAACATAAGGATTTTGTAAAGCCTCTATAAGAACTTTTCCTAATATTGCCCAAGAAGTTAAATCCTGAAATGTTAATCCAGCATATGCTAAAATAGGAGTAAAAACTGCAAGAATTATTTGAACAATAAAAACAGGATTTTTAAATCTTACTTTAAAATTCATTTAACTACCTCCTTAAAATATAAAAATAAGGAACTAGTTAAATACTAGTTCCTTGAAAAACATAAGATTTTTGTTCTATATATATTATTAAAAATATAATTTAATAATTATTTAATTTTGTCCCAATTATTAAAATCATTGATAATTTCATCAATAGAAACTGGAAAACAGTTATGAGCATCAACGGCTACATTATAAGATCCACAAGGTTCAAAAAGTTCTTTAGAATGAGTATGACCACTGAGACAAAGAGTTCGTTGTTTTAAGGGCTTTTTATAATCATCAAAATTAGTTGTGCAAGTTGGAAAATGACTTATATAAAAGTGATATTTATTATATTTAATTATTCCTGCATATCCAACAGTTTCTACTACATTATAGCATTTGGATACAATTTCTTTTCTATTGTCTGTATCATGATTCCCCCAAATCAAGTGAATTTTACCAGGAAGTTGATTAAAAAGACTAATTCCTGATTCAAGCTCTCCAAGGAAATTATCACCAAGAAGATAAAGATCATCTTCCCATGTGATTATTGAATTAAAATTTTTAATAATAGTATTATTCATTTCATAAATATTTTTAAAACCGCGGGGTTCATAAATAAAAGGTTTATTATGGTTTAGTTAAAGATGCAAATCAGAAGAGAAGAAAATTTGATTTGCCATAAAATCACCTCCTTACAGGAGTTGTTATAGCCTAAATAGGATCAACTCCATTTCTAATTCTATAATTTACAGTTGCAGGTTTTATATTATATATTTTGCACCATTCTGGAATATTATGTCTTATTCCATAATATAATTATTTATTTTTAACCAACATTTTTTATAAGATGGAGATCTGATGAGAAATAAATCATTAAAATGGTTCTCCTTTATATGTTATTTTATTTTCTTTACTGTTGTAACGATAAATTCTATAAAATCCTTCGCCGAGAGAAGGCTCAATAAATTGGGAAAACATGCGGCAGATGATTTCTCTAGGTACATAAGCTCTAGTTCCTTTTCGTTCTTCATTTCTTTTAAGGCAAGTTTCTAAATCTTCATCAATCCAAATTAAATTAGCATGTTCGTATCCAGTAATATGCTGAAGCAGCCACTTTCTAGCTCTTGGAGTAAGAGAAGTCTGATCGACATAAACAGTTTTATTTGCGACAAGTGCTTCATTAATCTGATTCCAAAAAATTTCAAGAACTTCATCTTCATGAGAAAAATAATCTTCTTCAGGTTTTACTATTGAAAATCTAATAGCATCACGAGAAATAATTACTGAATTATTATTTTTAATTTTATTTTTAAGAAAAGTAGATTTTCCACTTCCAGGGACTCCGCACATTAAATATAAATTAGCCATTTTAACCTCTTTTATTATTTTTTATATTCCGAAACGATGTCTTCTTATCAAAACCATGATTTTCCAATTTATCAATATCTGTAATTCCTATTGATTCTGTTCTTTCTAAGGCGGTTTTCTCTAATGAAAAATACTCTTCAAAAGATAAATAAATATCAATTGGATTAACAATATTTGTAATTCCGCAAGCCTTTAAAAGAGGGATCTTTTTTTCACATGTAGTTAGATTTCTTTTAATTTTATAATCATTAGTATTAATTTTTTGAATAAGAGTATTTAATGTTTTTTCATTGCTAGCATTTTTCTTATTCTTATAAAACAATGGAAAAGAAAAAGAAATTATATCAAATTTAATTAATTCTCTTTTTTTATTATAATTCTTCCAAGTTGTTAATAGTGTTATATTATAATTTGTAGGTCTATTATAAATATTTTTTTCTGTAATTTTTAATAAAAATAACCAAAAAGTATTACAAATTTGAAGTAAAAGATATTCACTATCATCATTTGTAAACCAAATGTTACTACAAATAAAATCTTTTGTTAATAAAAATGAATTTGTTCTGTCAAAAGTTAAAGAATTATCATAATATATGTTTTGAATATAGTCATAAAAATCTGAATTTTTATCAATGATTCTCATTATTATATAACTCCTTTCTTTTTTAAATTACCTCTAAAAATTCTATATGGTTCTTTTCTTTCTCCATTTTCATTAAAATTATGATATTTCATCTCTAAATTAAAATCTTCATAATTATAATCAGTATATATAGGACGAATTTCTACATGATTCCAAGTTTTACCGCAATAAATACAATATAATTTTTTTAAATGTCCAGCTTCGCGGGACTGTCCTGATCTGCGACTAATTGGAACTCCCTCATGTCCGCAATTGCAACAAAACATTCTTGAAATTGAAAAATCATCATTTTTTCTTCTCATTGTAAAAACACATCCTTTCTTTTTTGTTTTTCTATATATATTATAATAAAAAATAAATAAAAAAACAAGGCAGTTGTTTTATAACTACCTTGTAGAAATATTTTATTAATGGCTGTTGAGATGCGTTCGAGTTTTTATTCAACATTTAAACATCTTCATTCATGACGCTCCATAAGTATCTTATGGGTCTGTGAATTTGCATCCAGTAGTACCATTTAATAAATTCATTTTTCAT